GAGTTATGGGAAGGTAAATCATCAAAGAAAAAGTCGAATGGAAAGAATGGAAAGAATGGAAATTTAAAAGTATCTCAGCCGATATCAGGTCAAATAATAACTAATCCTCAAATGAACAATACAGCGATAACTCAATCATTATATACAGATGGAACAGCGATAAGTGCTCTTCCATTAAATGAAGTAAGTTATGGAAATGAGAATCCGCAATCGTCGAATATGTATAAATCGAATTCGTCTGTAGCAAATGCTGGAAGTCAAGGTGATAATGAGATGACGCAGCCGATGGCAGCGAGTGAATTTTTAGGTGGTTCATTTGGAAGTTCGTGGTAAAAGAATAATGAAAACAATATAAATAGAATAGTATATATAAATATTTATAAATGGATATTTCGAATTTATTAAAAGCATTAGAAAATGAATCAAATGAATCTCTCTTAAATTTAACAACAGAAAAAATAAAAGAAGTGAAATTAAATATATTAAAAGAATTAAATTTATCAAAATCAGATACTTTAGAATTATTAGAGAAATTGAATAAATATAAATACATAGATGAAATGAATGAATTAAAATATGGTTCTTATATAAGATGGATACCAATTGAAGATTTAACAAAAATATATTTAACAAAAGGTGGTATATTTTGTGAAATAAAAATAACAGATGAGGGTGTAATATGTATATGTAAAAGTATAGGTTTTAAAAGTAGATATTTTCGAATATCTATAGATAAAAATTTATTATTTCAAAAATTAAGTGAACAAGAGTTAGTATTATTATCAGCATTAGATCATTTATCAAAATAAATAATTTAATAATATATATTATATAATGTATAGTATAACAAATTATACTTATAAAAAAGCGAAAAAGTTAGGTTTGAAAGTGAAGATATCATCGAATAAATCTAAAAAGTTGGATGTATATAAAAATAAAAAAAAAATAGCAAGTATAGGTGCGAATGGAATGAATGATTATCCAACTTATATAAAGAAGTGTAGTTTAAAATATGCCAAAACGAGAAGAAGATTATATAAAATGCGTCATGAAAAAGACCGTCATATAAAATGGAGTAATGGTTGGTTAGCAGATAAATTATTATGGTAATAAGTAATTAATAAATTTAGAAGTAATTTATTAATTACTTATATAAGTAATTAATAAATAGGTTATTTAATATATTTAAAAGTTTTATTTTTTTTAAATTGAACCATAGCATTTTTATAACATTTAAATTTACCTCGAGACAATCCTTTTTTATTAAATATAGATTTAGTACAAATAGCAATAGATTTTGATTTATTAATAGGGTCTACTTTTTTAATACATCTACACAGTTTTTGTGATAATATTTTAGAAGCATTTTTTTTAATTGTTTTATTATTGGAAGGTATAGGTAAATTATAATATTGTAAAATTTGTGTATAATCCTTAATATTTAATTGATTCATAATATTTATAGATAATATAAATATTATATAAAAATAGAATAGTGAATGTAAATAGAAATAAAAAATTTGTAATTAAAAAAAACTTATTAACATATAATAATGAAAATAGTAGTATTTGATTTAGATGAAACATTAGGTTATTTTACAGAATACGGAATATTTTGGGATAGTTTATGTATTTATATAAAAAATAAAAATAAATTAATAACTCAAGAAATATTTGATGATGTTTTAGATTTATTTCCCGAATTTTTAAGACCAAATATAATAAATATATTATTATATTTAAAAACTCAAAAAGAGTTAAAATTGTGTAGTAAAATGATGATATATACAAATAATAATGGTCCTCGTGAATGGGCTAAATATATAATAAATTATTTTGAGAAAAAGATAAATTATAAATTAATAGATCAAATAATAGGTGCTTTTAAAATAAATGGTAAAAAAGTGGAGATATGTAGAACAACAAATAATAAAACTCATTCAGATTTTATAAAATGTACGAAACTACCTATAAATTCAGAGATCTGTTTTTTAGATGATACATTTTATCCGGAAATGGCGAATGATAATATATATTACATAAACGTGAAGGCATATTATTATGATTTAAGTATAGAAGAGATGATAAATCGATTTAAAGAAAGTGATATAGGAAAAAAAATATTAAATAATGAAGATTTATTAGATTTTTCGGAATTAATGAATAAAAATATGAAAATGTATAATTATAAAATAATAGATAAAAATGTAAAAGAAAATGAAATAGATAAGATATTAAGTAAAGAAATATTAATTCATTTGCATAATTTTTTCAAATGTAAAAAAAATAAAACTATAAAAAGGAGGACGAAATATAATACAACACGTAAATTAAAAAAATGAAATATGATGTATAAAAATGTGTATAATTAAAAAGTATTTTAAAAATGTGTATAATTAAAAAGTATTTTAAAAATGATAATTGAAAAATGAATTAAATATTATGTATAACAAGTTGAATATTTTCTTTAATATAATTAGAATAAGTATTTAATATAGTAATTGTAAAAATAAACAATCCAGCACTAAATGCGATTCTGCGGTCTAAATTGGTGAATTCATAATGTGTTTTGAATGGATTAAAACGCCACATTAGAAATAAACAAATGTAAATTCTAAAATAAAAATCGAAATTGTTTAAATATATAGAAGCCTTTTTAGATAATCCTAGATATGAAAAAAAGAGAAGAATATATATAATATAAATAGAATATCCAAACACAATTTCTTGATATTGATTTAATTTATTACCAGTATTCATTATATATAATAATATATATAATAAATGAAAAATGAAATGTAAAAAAATTCAGATTAAATATTTATTTATAAAAAGTTAAAGTTCTAGCACTAGGGTCAGTTGCGTTAGTATATTTAGGCATCCATAAATAAGGTAATAAATGTTTACAATTAGGAAAAAATCTACTAAATATACAAAAATAATAATATTTTTCAGTTGAAATATTAGATTCATAAGGAACATTAGGGTTATCAGAATTTAATTTAATGGATATTTTATCTTGTAAGATTTGATATAAAGATTTTTCTATAAGTGAAACTCCATCACTAAATGCTTCTTTTTGTCTCCAAAGTATTTCCATAGGTAATAATTGTTTTTTTTGATAATTATAGAAATTGGATTGCATAAAACTATATCTTAAGATATTTTTTTCACGGTGATTATAAATAGAAGTATTAAAAAAAGGATTAGAACAATTATGATTCCGACTTCCGGGTGAAATGGATAAAACTAAATTAACTAAACTTTTATCTAAGAAAGGTGTTCTAGGTTCAAGTCCGTGTGATGAAATACATTTATCAGATCGTAATACATCAAATAAATGTATATCTTTTAAAAGTCTGCGTATTTCTTTATCAAATTCGATATTATCAGGGCATTTATTCATATAAATATATCCTCCGAATAATTCATCAGCTCCATCTCCATTAAAGATAACTTTAGCATTACTATGTGATTTAATATATTTACCCAACAAATAATTGCATATACTAGCTCTAACAGTTGTAGTATCATAACTTTCGATAGCATAAATAACTTCAGGAATAGCATCAAAAATTTCATCTTCGGTAATAATAATTTCAGTATGATTAGTTTGTAAATAATCAGCAACAATTTTAGCATATTTTAAATCTTGAGAACCGGATAATCCGATACTATATGTTTCTAATTTATATGGTATTTTATTAAGACAATAATAATTATGAACTAATGCAGTTATAAGACTGCTATCTAATCCGCCCGATAACAAGCAAGCGATAGGTCTTTCAGTTGAAATACATCTTTTTTTAACAGCAGAATTTAAAGATTCAGCGATTAAATTAAAGATATTATTAGTAATAGATGTATTATAAGAAAAAGTAGGAATAAAATAAAGTGTATTTTCATTTAACAATTGCCAAACGGATTGTGCATTATTAGAGAGATTAAAAGTAGAAAAAGTGCCAGGAGTAAATTGTTGTATAGAAATTTCATTATGAATAGTATCACAATCAAAATAATCATTATAAAATTTTTCCAAACATTTAAGTTCAGAAGCGAATGCATACATATTATTATGATTATTTTTTAAATAATATAAAGGTCGAACACCAAAAGGATCTCGTGCGAAATATATTTTATTATTAGAATCACTAGTAATGCGATTATCAAACAATACAAAAGAGAATACTCCATCTAACATAACAAGAGTTTGTTCGATACCATATTTAATATAAAGATGAATGATTACTTCACAATCGGATTGTGTTTTAGGTGTAATATTCATATCTTTATATAATTGATTAAAATTATAAATTTCTCCATTACAGATTAAAATAATATCTTTAATAACTAATGGTTGATTAGATAATTCATTTAATCCATTAATGGCTAATCTATGAAATCCAAGAATCATTTGAATATAAGTATCATCTAATTTAGAATTTTCAGGTCCTCTTTGTATTCCTTTCATAAATTCGATTTCAATATCTGAATATGAATAACTTGAATTATTTAAGATAGCAAAGATTCCACACATAATACTAATAATAGTAATAAATTGTTTTTATATAATTTAAATAAATATTATAACTAAAAATATAATATATAATTATATCAATGAATAATTTAAACAGTCAGCAATGTATTTCAGAAATACACAATGAAATAAATAAAAAAATATATGATAGGAATATTCCATCTGAGATGTTACAACCGTATTTAAATGTTCGTCCGGTAATGACGAAATATTCATATTTACCTATAGTAGATCCAAGAAAGAAATTAACAATTCCATTAGATCAATTTCCAACATATAATACAAATAAAGTATTTAATCCAGGTAATGCAACAGCTCCTTGGTCGGGTTTTGCTTCAAAAATAAATTTAGAATCTGAATTAAGAAATCAGATTTATGCTTTACAAAAATGTAGTCAAGCAGTGTATGTTCCCAATAGTAAAAGTGATTTATTTAGTTATAAATTTCAAACAATGAAGCAACATAATCCTCACGAATTGTTATTTTCAAATAATCATTTTTACAATTTTAATCCATCTCCAAATGAAAAAATAGGTGAAAATCTGTTTATGAATTCAACACGAATGCAAATTCGAGATATGACAAAACAACAATGTTAATAATTTAGCAATTATGAGTTATATTAAATAAATAGAATTGAAATTATAAATTTATAATTAATAATTATATAAATATTATTTATGAAGACAATAAAACATAAAAGTATTCAAAGAATGAAAAGTAGAAGAAATAAAACAAAAAACAAAAGTAAATTTATATCAAAAGTGAATTGTAGTCCTAAATCAAAAGAAGATATAAATGGGTATTCTTGTTATACAAATAAATCATTATATAAATTAAAAAAATTATGGAATGATAAACATATGGATTCAAAAATAGTGTCAACAATTCCAATAGATATTCATAGTGAAATAAATGAAAAGTTAAGTAATGTTTGTAATAAAGAATCGTGTTGGTTAAATCAAGAAAATAGATTTGGAAAAATAAGTGATATGAAGGATTCATTTGCTCCATTATCTCCAAAAGAATGGTCTTCAAATCCAAATGAATGGTTATCAAGTATTGATATATTGAAAGTAATGAAACAATATGAAAAAGCATATAAATGTTTTAAATTTATAGGTCCATCTCCGATTGATTTTGATACTAAAGTAGCAAGTCAAGGATGTGTATTAGATGATTTATGTAATTTTAGTGTTGAAAATGAAATAAAAAACAAAAAAACAAAAATAGGTATAATTTTTAATACAGATCCACATAATAAACCAGGAGAACATTGGATATCAATGTTTATAAATATAAAAAAAGGAGAGATATTTTTCTTTAATAGTACAGGTGAAGGTCCTTCACAAGAAATAATAACATTTGTGAATCGAATAAAAGAACAAGGTTTAAATTTAAATCCGAAAATATATTTTAAATTTGATGATAATAGAGGGTTTGAACATCAATATGGGAATACCGAATGTGGAATGTATTCTCTCTATTTTATAATTCATATGTTAGAAGATAAAATAACTCAACATTATTTAAAAACGCATAAATTAAAAGATAAATATATGAATAATTTTAGAAAAATATATTTTAATGATTCATTATAATATAAACACTATTTTTTATTAATATATATTAATGAATAGTAGCGTTTTTTTAAATAAAGAAAATATTAATACATTATGGGATTTAATAAGTGATTTAAATATATTTAAATTTTTATCAAAAAATATTCAAAATAAAATATATACTATTTTTACAAATAATATTCAAAATTTTTTTGAAACAGAAAAATCAAAAACATTAAATTTAATTGATATTAATAAAAAATATATGTTATTAATATTAAAATATATTACAGAAAATTATCATCAACAAATACCTAATAAAATAAAAATATATGAAGAAAAACAAGAAACTGAATTAAATGAATTAATTACGTGTGAAGAAATTAAAACCGATCGACAAACACAATTTGAAAAAGAATTTATTAAACATAAAGATAATTTTACACAATTAATAACTGTACCAATTCCAGAAACACCTATTTTTTTAGATAAATATAAAGATATACCTATAAATGAAATGGAAGAAAAATTAAAAGAAATTACTATTAAAAGAAATTATGATGAACAATTAAATAACACTAATTTTTTAAATTTAAACTCATCTGTTGTAAATAATTGGTTAAAACCTGAAGAAACATCTATAAAAACTGAAAAATTTATTCAACCCAAATCAAATTCTAAATTAGAAAATAAAAAAAATGTTACATGGAATTCTAATACAGAATATCTTGAAAATAATGAATCGATTCATTTAGATATGAATGAAGATATGAATGAAAATATAAATGAAGATATGAATGAAGATATGAATGAAGATATTAATATTTTTACCAAATTAAAAAAAATAAATACATCTTCAAATATAACTTTATTAGAAAATGAACCTAAAAATGAAGATAAAAATAAAGATAAAAATAAAAAATATTCAACTGAACATATACAAAAAATAGAATTAGAATTAATATCTTTAAATACTAAAATAGATAATATATTAAATATGTTAAAAGAAATTAAATAATAATATATATATTATTTATTATGAATATATTATGTATATTTACTATTAGTAACATTTGGACATTTATAATGTCTACTAAAACTAGTATTAACAATAATAATAATAATATAAATCATATTATTAGAAATAAAAAAATACAAATAATTATATTTCAAAAAAAAATAATACCTAAACAATTAAAATTATTAAAAAATAAAAGCACATATTTAACAAATCATATAAATAATTATATATATAAATACAATTCTTTAACAGAAGATGATAAAACAATATTAGATTTTGTCATTTCAATATTAATTTAATATTAAATTAATATTAAATTAATATTGAATTAAAATTATTATATTATTATATGTTATAATGGCTGGAACATTAATTTTAAAAGGTAGAAGATGTAGAAAAGGTTCTAGAAGATGTCGAACAACTGCAAGAGGAAAGGTATGTGTTAGAATTAGTAATATACGTCGTGGAAAATGTAAAAAAGGAACAAGAAAATGCGTAAATCAAAGATGTTATACTAAACATTAAATTATAACCAATCCATTTATTTCCAATATATTTATTGTAATCACAACAAATATATAAAATTCAATAAAAAAATATATACAAATTTATATCTTATAACGAAGTAAAACAACTAAATAATTATAATCTAATATTTTATGCGGTTTCCTCTTCTTCAACAATTATTAACTTCTTTTTAGGTTTTACTATTCTTATCTTTTTTACCTTTGGTTTTACTTCAATTTCTATCACTTCGTTTTCTATTTCTCCAGAAAATATTTTCCAAAAATCTTTTTTAAATATTGAAATTACTTTATAATTAACTGTAAGTTGCCCCACAGCACACAATTCCATTAAATTACGAAAATCTTTAGTATCAAATACTTCTTTTATTTTTTGTAAATTTTCGGGTTTATCAACAATAGCATACGCAAATTGAGTAAGTCCATAATCACCGTTAATATCAACATAACTTCCTATTGATGATATACGACCATTACTCCATATAAATTTTGGAACTTTATAATGCCCGTGTTGTTTAGATGAATAATAATAGGTTATTTCACTTTTAGAATTTACAGTATAAACACACGGGTATTTACATTCTTCTGTTTTTGTTTTTGACATCCAACTTTTCCGTGTTTCATATAACGAATAATCGTGAATAACATTTACACTTTCTTCATTTGGTTTAGCAATCATAGACATAATTTTTTCATATTCCCCATTTGGTATAAATTCTAATCCATTTACATCTATAGTATTAGTAGTTCCATCTTGAAATTTAATAATTGTATTTGTATTATCAACTATTTCATTTTTTAATACATACCAATCGTATCTTGTTTCGCTACTAAATGTTTTAATTCCATCTTTTTCATTATGTATTTCTAAATATTGTAAATTTCTGGTTAAAATCTCTTTTTGAATGTTTTTAAATTTACCTTCAATATTTCTCCATCCTGATGGATGAACATAAACTAAATATCCATATGTTTTTAGTAATGTAAATGACTTAACAATAAATTTATCCCATAATGTTTCTGTTTTTTTCGGTCCTACCTTTTGTTGATATGGCGGATTTCCTAAAATAACATCAAACTTATCAATACCCCATTCTTGTGTCGTATCTAATTCTAATGTATCACCTTCATACAGATTTAAATTGTATTGACTATTAATATTAAATATTTGATAACAAATAAATACATTTTTTTTATTTAACTCACTCATATACAACATATTTTCTAATATATGTTTTTTTCGGTCTTCATCATTTGGTATTTGTGATTTCAATCCTTCCATTAATTTTAAATAAACTGCTACTGGAAAATTTCCCATTCCTGATGCCGTATCTAACCACTTTAAATTTGGTTCAGTAAATATACTTTTACCATTAATTTTAACATAACATATATCTAAATTATTTATCATTTCATAAATTAAACTCATAGGAGTAAATACCTCTCCAAATTGTTTTTTTTCACTTTGCTTTGGTTTCAAACAACTATCAATTAGTTCCAACAATTCTTTTGGTCTATCTATTAAACTTTGTAAAGACATCTTAAATTGTATTGATATATTATATATATAAGAGTTCTTTCTAATATATTTTCCTACAATTGCTTCAATTAATTTTATAATATCTGGTTTATTCCACCAGATAAACGACTGATCTTGAAATACACTCAATAATGCTGGACTGGTTTTAATCACATTTAACATTTCCAAAATATCTTTATGTTCTGTATTCATCGTCAAAATACAAATCAACGGAATAATAAATGGTAATACATCTTTGGTAAGGGAAATATCAATATCTTTATTATCTTCTGTGTCTTCGGTATCTTTTTCTCCTCCATCTTGTTTTATTGTTTCTTTTCCAGTTGGTAATGCGTCTTCGCTTTCTTCGTCAAACTGAACTTTTACATTTAATTTTCCATCACCAATAGAACTTGTAAAATACTGGTTCATCGTTTTTTGGTCTTTTGTATCCATATCAATAATGCTTTCTTCAATCTTCTTCAATAATATTTTTAAGTTATTAATAGGGTCTGCTTTCCAAATATGTAAGAGTTTTTCAACTAATTTTGTCTTGTTTTCTTTTCCTTGAAATAAATCACTATCTATATTTATCAAATTATTTTCTACCAAATAGGATATTTTCTGCTCTACATTCAAATCTTTTTTATACACATTATAATCCAAACAAGTATTTAGAACTCTGGAAATATTCAAATCAACTACAAACCCCATTTTTTTAATTCCATTATTTATTTTATCATTATCACTATTATTGATGCTTTCAGTCATACAACGATACATCATTTGGATAATCTTATCACTTGAAACAATATCATTAAACAGAAATACCACATCTACGAATGGAAGAGTAATTCCCAAAGTTAATTGGTTTCCTGCTAATAAAATCAACCCATATTTTCCTTCTTCTTTTGCTTTCAATTCCCAATTTTTAATTTCTTCTTTGATGTCTTTCAATTTATACTCTTTTTTAGAATTCACAATTTTTATTTCATAATTTTTAAGTATACTATTTTTTCCCATTCTATCTTTCAAATGTTCGCTTACTTTATTAATTGTCATATTTATTCCAAAAGGTAAGAACCATAATTGACTTGTAAAATCTCCATTATTCAATCGTGTTCTACTATTCTTTTCAATAGCAATTCTTTTTATTCTTCCAAATATAGATAAATCTTTTTTAGGGTAATCTTGTTCCTTATTGCTTCCAGTAATATATCTCAACATCGTATCAACTTCATTTGGAAAATTTCCACTTAAAAGTGTTCCATTTGAAAATCCATACGATGTATCTTTAATTTGTTCTTTGATTACTTCAAACTTTTTTCTATCCATCATATTTGTAAGAATATGTAAATCAGGCATTTTATCATAAATACTTAATAGTTGTTCTTTATTTTCTTCGGTTAAGAATAACAATACATCATCTCCGTGTTTTTCTACTAATCCTTGAATATTTCGTTTTTTACATAATTGTTCGTCTTCAATATCCCAATAAAACTGACATTCCAAAGGAATATTCCATTCACTTAAAGGTTTCGCATATGTAGCAGTTAAATATAATTTAATCGTTTTTAGTGATGAGTACGATTGTAAAATATTTTTAGACATTATTGTTGTTCCGTGAAAATGGTTCTCATCAAACACAATAAAATCTAAATTGAGTTGTTGTATTGATACTATTTTTTTTTCACATACATAATCATCTAATAATTGTTTGCTTACAATAATAATATTATTTCCTTGAAGAACCATCGTTTCAAAATCAGTTCCTTTTTTAATTTCAACAATATTTATTCCATTAAAATCTATAAATTTATGAAATAAATCATCTGTGAATTGAGATAATGTTTCTGTTGGTGCTGGTGTGATTATTAATACATTTATTGTTCCGAATTTTTTATAATATTTAATAATTAGTCCTCCAACACAATAAGTTTTTCCAGACCTTGCTTTTGCTCCTAATAACAATTCCTTTTCTCCTTCATAAATTCTTTCCATTTGTTTATATGTAATTAATTCTTGATGAAATCGTAATTCTAATGGGATTTTTTCATTACAAAATTTAGAATTTACTTCATCAATAGTAATGTCTTGTATTGTATGTTTTAGATGTTGAAAACACAATTCTAAATCTTCTAAATCTAAAATGTGGTGAATATTTTCTGTTATGTAATTGTTTGTTGCTTGACTTGAATTAATAATATCCAATACTTTTTGTTTATTATTTACGGCAAGATAAATATCACAATCTTTATATTTATGCGAGTGTTGTTTTACAATTGCTAAAATTTTCTCAACATCATAATCATCAATAGATTTCTTACTATCATCTAAATAAAACTTGGAAGACATAAAAATCCATTTACCATTATTTTTATTTTGTAAAGTAATATCGCTTGAACCTCCTTTTCCTTTGCTAAATACAGATATACATCGTAAATAA